ATCGTTGATGGACAGGATCCAGCGCCCCTTGAGGGATCGCAGGGTTTCCGCCAAGCGACGATGATCCTCGCGGCCGAACAGGTCCTTTCCGTAGTACCCCTCCACCCCGACATACGGCGGATCGCAGTAGAACAGGGTCTCGGGTCGGTCGTAACGGCGCAGAAAGTCCCCGTAGGGCAGGCTTTCGATCACCACCCCGGCAAGGCGGCGGTGCAGGGTCTCCAATCTCGGCCCCAGGGTGCTGAGATTGAAGCGGGCGGGGGAGCCGGCGCCCGTACCGAACGTTCGCCCCGCTACCTTGCCGCCGAAGGACAGGCGTTGCAGCACCAGGAAGCGGGCGGCCCGTTCCAGGTCGGTGAGCGTGGTGGGATCGATCCCTTTCAGGCGTTCGAACTCCCGTCGGCTGGTGACCTGGAAGCGCAAGGTCTCCATCAGGGGGCCGTAGTGGCGCTGCAAAATGCGGAACAGGTTGGTGACGTCGCCGGAGGCATCGTTGATGACCTCGGACTTGGGGACTCGGGTCCGACGCAGGAACACGCCGCCCATGCCGATGAACGGTTCGGCGTAGGTGGTGTGTGGGATGGCCTCGATCCGCTGGATCAAGCGCTTGGCCAGGGCGCGCTTGCCGCCGATCCAGGGGGCAACCGGGCGTACCGGGGCGATGGACTGAAGGTCTTGGGTGGACTCCATGAAGGGATCCTCTTACGACTCCCGCCTCCTCGCGAGGGGTGGCGGGACGGCCGCATGACGGCCGTGTGCGGTCGTGGGAGGTAGATTCTCCCGGTTCGGGGCGTGCCAGCGCCCCGACCCCCGCCGGTCGCGGGGGGTGGGTCGATGGATCGGTCTTCGCCCCGCCTCAGGCCTCGCCCTCGCCCCAAGTGACGGCGGCCAAGGCGGCGGTGTCGACGGCGGCGTCGACGGCGGCGGTCAGGGTGGCGAGACGGGTTTGCAGCGCCGTCCGCGTCGTCACGAAGGCGGCCAGGACCTGGGCGGCTTGATCCCGGGTATGAGCGGCGAACGACCAGGCGAGGTCCCCGTCGGCGCACCAGGTCCCGCACCATAGGGGGCCGCCGTCGGCGCAGGCGGCGGCCTGGACCAGATTGGCCTGGTCGGTGATGGCGGAAGGGTAGCGATGCACGGCGCCGAGGGCGTCGGACGTGAACCCGCCGACGATAGCCGCCGCGCAGGCCTGGGTCAGGGCCTCGATCCGCGCCATGCGGGCCGCCGCGAGAAGGGCCGGGCCGGCGGCGTCCACGCGGTGCTGTGTCGCCGTGGACACGAGGACGTCCCCGCGCAGGCGCACGGGAACCTTCAGGACGGTTTCGACCAGGCCGGCGCACACCCCCTCCGGCAGGGTGATGATGTTCATGGGGCGCTCCTACAGGAAGGTGCCCAGGAACAGGATCTGGGCCATGGTGTTGTCGTTCATCTTGCGGGCGGCGGCGGAGGCATGCTGAACGTAGAACTCCAGCCGCGAGCCTCGTTTCATGGCTTGGACCCATGCCGTCCCGGTCACCGTGCCGAAGCCGGCGGACTGGTAGACCGTGTTCATGATCGTCTCGTCGTCCAGCACGATTTGATGGAACTCGCCGGAGTCGTCCCCCAGGATGTTCAGGCGCTCGGCGATCAGGTACAGGCCCGTGCGCGGCACCCTGTATGTGGCGCCATTCCAGGCCGCGACGTCCTCGGCGCTGCCGGCGACGGCGGCCATGCAGTCCACGCGGGTGAAGGTGTTCTTGGGGATGGTGGTGACGGCCCGTCCCGCCGCCGACAGCAGGACACCGGCCCGGACGGCCCCGGTGGCCAGCAGCCCCGGCACGGTGGCGGCGATGGTGGCGGCCAGCCCGGCGGGGGTGACGGCGTGCCCGCTGTCCATGCCCTTGATGGCCTCGGCCTTGGTGGCCAGTTCGACCAGGCCCGTCCGCGTCGTGGTCGCCGTGCGGGCCCCCAGCCCGGCGGGCGTCACGGCCCGTTCGGCGTCGGTGCCCGCGATGGTCTCGGCCTCGGTCGCCAGTTCGACCAGGCCCCGGACCTCGGTGGTGGCGGCCCCCGGCAACTGGCGTTTGACCCAGGCGCGGCTGGCCAGCGTGACCGTGGTATCGGCAACCAAGGTGACGGCCTCGGTCGAGGCGACCTCCAGGATCAGGCGGATGATCATGTCGCGGCTGGAGCCCTCGGCAATGACCGGCTTGTAGGTCTCCGGGTAGTTGGCCACGGCGATCATGTCGCCGTCGGCGTCGAACAGGCCGACCTCGCGCACCCACCAGCCGCCGACGGTGCTGGGGATGACCAGTTGCGCGCTCATCCAGGCCGGGTTGTCGGGGTCCACCTCCAGGGTGTCGATGGGCGCGCGGTAGGTTTCGCCGATCAAGGTGGTCATGGTCTCCACCGGGGTGATGGCGGCGCCGCCCCCGTCGCCCACGGCCATCTTGGTCACCGCGACCGTCGCCCCCAGGGCCAGGGCGTTCGCGATCTTGGCCTGTCCCGTGGCGGTCAAAAGCACATAAAAGTCAGCCATATCAGGCCTCGGTTAGGGGATGCGGATAGAGGGTGAGGATGTCGAGGGAGGCAACGGCGCCGCCCACGACCAGCGGCCCGGTGGTGTGGGTGTTGTGCGCGGCCCAGGGATAGACGGCGGTCGTGTCGCCGCCGAGGGCGGCCCCGCCGACGTGCCCGGTCCCGCTCACCCGGCCGATGGCCCGGATCCCGGTCAGGTGCGAGCGGACGTTCTTGGCGGCCAGGGCCGTCCGTTCGATCTCGGTGTAGGTGGCGTCGGTCACCGGGCGGCCGAACACGTCCACCTCCAGCCGGAAGGTGAACGGATCGCCCACCGGATCGTCGGCCATCCACTCGATCAGCCGCGTGGTGTAGCCCAACGACGCCAGCGCCAGCTTGACCGCGCCCACCGTGCCCTTGACGCGGTGCACGGCGATGGACGCGGCGATGGCGGCCCGTTTGATGTCCTCCGGCCAGCACGAATCCCAGGCATCGACGGACAGCGCCCAGGCCAGCCAGGGCAGGGCGGCGGCCGGGCATGTTTCCGGGCGCCAGAGCGGGCGGATCGGCGTCTCGATCTCCCCCAGGCGCGCCAGGGCCAGGGCGGCGGCCATCTCCTGGGGGGAGGCAGACCCCGGCAGCAGTGTGTTCGGCTCAGTCATCGACGCCCCCCACCGTCACCGTGATGCCGGTGCAGGTGGCGGCCTCATCGGCGGCGACCACGATGTCCGCCGTCGGTTCGGTGAGGGCCACACGCTGCACGCCGGGCTGATGCAAGGCCCGGTACAGACCGGATAGGGTCACGTCGCGCCCCAGCCGGTGCTGATCGTCGGCGTAGGCCTCCGCCGCCTCGACCGCAGCCAGGCGCACCACCTCGCTGTCGGGACCGTTGAACACGATCAGCGAGGCGACGATGGCATAGGACCGGATGGTGGCCGCCTGGACGGTGACGCGGTCGGTTAGGGGCCGCACGTCTTCCCGCGCCAGCACCCGCTCGACCAATTCCAGATCTCCGGCGCGCTCATAGGACACGGTCAGCGTCGCCCCGGCGGCGATACCGCCGCCCGCCACCCGGTGCAGGGTGACGCCATCGGCCGCCATCACGTAATCGATCCCGAGCGTGTAGCCGTCCACCACGATGGAGGTGATGGTCTCGCCATCCAAAACGACGCTGTCGCCGTCCAGGGTGACCTCGGCGTTGGTGACCGTCTCTCGCGCGGTCGGCACGCCGTCGCCATAGGTCGCCAGCACCGTGACCACCACGTCGCCCGGCGTCGGGCTGGCCACCGAGACGTCGGCGATGGTCGCCGAGGCCGATAGGGCGTGGAACTGATAGGCCCCCTCGGGCCCGGCGACCGAGAAGGCTTCCGGTGCCAGTTGGATGCGGCCCCGGAAGCTGGCGTCGGTCTCGTCGGTGTTCCGGGTCACCGGCACCAAGGCGCCCAGGTGGTCCAGGTCGGAGCCGGCGGCGAAAGCCAGCATCACGGCCCGCGCGGCATCGTTCACGCGCTGGCGGAGGATCACTTCGCGCCAGGCGGCGACCTCCAGCAGCTTCAGGACCGGTTCGCTCTCCACCTCCGCCGTGAAGTCGGGATACCGCGTCACGAAGTCGGTGATCAGGGCCGCCAGGATGGCTTCGGCGTCCAGGGGCTCCACGATCTTCGGGGCTTCCAGGTCGGACAGGGTGACCCCGCTGAACGCGCTGCTCATGTCACGACGACTCCTTCAAGGGTGATGTCCTTGCCGTCGGGCCGGTAGAGCCCCTCCAGGGACAGCACCACATGGCCCGGCTCGGCGGCCGAGATCTGGACCCGGGTCAGCCGGAACCTGGGCTCCCAGCGGCGCAGGGCCTGGGCGGTGGCGGCGTACAGGTCCACGGCCAGCCCAGGCGTCATGGGCGCGTCGATCAACTCCGGCAGGCGCGAGCCATAGGATCGCCGCATCACCCGGGTGCCGATGCGGGTGGTCAGGATGTCGCGCACCGACTGCCGCAGGTGGTCGATGCCTCCCAGGGCGTGCCCTGTTTCGGCATTCATGCCCAGCATGGCTATCCTCCGGCGAAGACGGTGGTGCTGCCCGTGGCGACCGAAGACCCGCAGGCCACCGGATCGCCGATGCGCCCCAGGTGGAGCCCGTCGGCGAACACGGTGGCCGATCCGCTGGCGAGCACGCTGGCGTGGGTCTCCGGGATGGCTGGACAGGTATGGGGTGCCCAGGCGTCGCCCTGGCGGTGTACGGCGATGCCATCGGCGAAGACGTCGGGGCTGGCGCCGGTCGATGCGCGCGGCGGCCAGCACCCGTGCCCGGTGCAGACGTCACCGAGCCGGGTCACGGCAGGCATATGTTTTCCTTTTTTGATCGCGCTTCGTCCTGACGGGTCAGGACGAAGACGCTCCGCCGCTAACGCGGCGCCGGCCCGGTCGGGCCGCCGCTGGTGTGGGGTCCCGCTTAGTTCAGGTCGATGCGGGGGGCGGTCAGGCGGATGCCATCGGCGTCGATCTCCAGCGCCGACGCGCCGACCTGCAATCGGATGGATCCAGCCTCCACCACATTCAGGGTGAAGGCGTGCGCCTCGCGGTCATAGGCGACGGAGGACCCGTCGGCGTAGACCGTGCGGTCGATGGTCGGGCGGGACTCCGGCGCCGGGTAGGCATTGCGATAGATGGCGCCGATCACCACGCCCTGGGCCAGATCGCCCGTCGGTGCGACCACCACCACCTGCTCGCCCACCTCCGGCGGACACCAGGTCACATGGTCGTGTGCCCGCGCGGCGATGAACGGCAGCCAGGCGGTGGTGATCTTTCCCGCCGTCACCCGCACTCGGGCGGTGGCGTAGTCGGCGGCGGAGATCACCCCGAAGCGGACCACGTTCGCCACGCGCCGTTCCAGGTCGGTGAGGTCACGGTTCGGGGCCGCGCGTTCCATCGTTGGGCCTCGCATCCGGCAAAAATGTCTTGGCCAGATCGACATAATCGGGTTCGTGCGGCGGGCCGATGTCCGGCGCCCAGGAGGTATAGACACCGCTGGGCAGCGGGTCGCCGTCCTCGTTCGGCGGCACGGTGGCGTAGACCGCCGTGAAGGTCAGGCGTAGGCCGGCCATCGCCTGGGTGCCCTCGCCGTCATACTCCGCCTCGCTGGACTCCCAGGCGATCGACTGGACCGCGCCGCCAAGGGTGGGGTCCGCGTCCAGGGCGGCCTCGACCTGCATGGACAGGCGGTCCACCGTGGCGTCCGCGTCCTCGCCCTGGGCGGCGACTTCCACCACCACGTCGAGGTGGCGCTGGATCACCCCGCCGCCCCGGTCGCGGTCGCGCCGTTCCGATTGGGTGTAGACCAGGATGGCCGGCAGAAGCCGGGGCGCGAGCGGCGTGCAGCGCGAGGCGAACACCGTCCGGCCCGCGTCGGTCGCCGGGGGCGTGTTATCCGCCCCGCGCAGCGCGGTGCGCACCGCGCGGCGAATGGTCTCGCGTGGTGTCATGGGGTTTCCGTTCGTTTAGAGGGGCTCGCGCCGCGTCCCGTGTCTCAGCGCGGGTGGACGGTCAGCCTCGGCCAACGCTTGAGCCAGTGTTTGGACGCGATCCGGTCGTGAAAGGCGGCGCGTTTGTCCTCGCGGAGGCTCGTCGGTCTCAGGATCAGGCCCGTGAGATCGTCGAGGCCGAAAGGGGCGGACAGAGTGCATGTCGCCCCCGCCCGCGAGACGGCGACGGCCGTTGCCGTTTCCGTCCAGAACCGCATGGCATCCTCGACAGACCGGTAGGGTCGATCGTTGTTGCGCTCATGCATGCGCGCTTGGTTCCGAACGCTCCAGGCGAGGTCGGGGGCAGCGGCCCTAAGGCGGTCCTCAAGGTCCGTCTCATACGCCCGCTCCCGCCGCGTGGGATCGTAAAACAGAACGTCGACGTCTTCGTCGCGGCAGTCGCTGACGCGGCCGTGGAGGTGATCCCACACGAGGTTCCGGACGAAGCCGGCGCCGATGCTCCCCTCTGGCAGGCCAAGGGCCTCGACGTGGGCAAGGGCGGCCCAACGGCGTGTGTCGGCCTGAATGAGGGCCGCGATATCGGACCCGAGCAGCATCGTCATCCTTGTCATCCTTCGAACCTGGGCGCGGATTGACGCCACCGCAGCATGGGGACCATTGCCCGGTCAACGGGACGCCCTATCCCTCATGCAGATAGAGGCGGGCGTTGCCGGTGCCGTCGGGGACGGCCTCGGCGACGGTCCAGGCGGCGTCATCGATGACAACCCGGTCGCCGGCCTCCGGCGCGACAAGGCAGTCGGCCAGCCGCAGCCACAGGCAGGGCCGACTGTCGGAGACGGGCACGCTGGTGCCCGCCTCCACGGCCTGGGGGGGACGGTCGAAGATGGCGACGATCTCCTGCGGCGGGCCGTAATCGCCCGTGTCGGGGTCCAGGCAGCGCACCGTGACCGGGCGGCCGAAGCTGTCCAGGCAGGCGGTGGCCAACAGGGCGGTGGGGCTATCCCATGACATCGTCGCCTCCGGACAGGGGCAGCGTGCCGGCCCCCGTTGAAGCCGATGGACTCGCCCAACGCGCCAGCCGGCGCGCGACCAGGGTTTCGGCCTCGTTCGCCGGCAGCTCAAGCGTGCCGCCCGGCGGGGTGCGGGTGGGCGAGCGCGGATCGCCGCCGATCAGCGTGATCCGTGCCTCCACCCGGCGCGTCTTGGGGGCAGCCATCAGCGCACCGTCAGGCTGCAGGTGCCGTTGGGCAGCGGCAGCACGACCAAGGGAGCCGACTGGGTCATCACGAACTCTGCGGAGGGATTCTCCTCGATCCAGTTCTTCGGGAAGAACTCCAGCGCCTGATAGCCGGCACGGGGATCGCGGATGGCCCCATGCGCCTGCACGCCCGCCACCTGCGGGGCCACCTGCAGCACCTGATAGTCGGCCAGCAGGTGCAGCGTGGTGCCGTCGTCGGCCTCCGCCAGATCGTCATAGACCCAGAAGTCGAAGTCCCCGATGGTGCCGACATAGCGCTGTTTCGGCTTGTCCCCGCCGCGCGCGATCGGCCCCAACTCCGCCGATCCGCTGGCCTGACGGCGGACGTCTAGCAGCTTCTCGACCCGCTCATGGGCGCGGAACAGCGTCCAGGCCTTGGGCGAGAACGTCACCTCGGTCGCCGGCAGGCCGCTCTTCTCCTGGGTCAGGGCGGCGTTGTCCTCCAGGTCCTGGATGGGGTCCACGCCGGCCTCGCCCCAGCGGGCGGCGCCGGTCTTGGCCTGGGTCAGGGCCGGGTCGCGCCCGAAGTCGACGACGACCTTGGGATAATCCTCGCCCTCCACCGTCACCATGCCGGTGGCCAGGATCTCGCCGGCCATGAACTCCTTGCGGCGGGTGATCTGCAGCCGGTGATCGAGCAGGATATCGGCCACCACGGCGGCGCGGCGTTCGGCCGGGGCCATCTCGCCGCCGTAGCGCTCACCCGGGCGGCGGGTCAGCGGGCGGTTGGGATCGACCTCGGTCAGCGGCTTCACATAGGCCGGCTTGAAGGTCTTGGTGACGGAGCCCTTGCTGCGCACCGGGCGGCCGGCGGCGGTCGGCATGACGAAGGGGGCCAGCTTGGTCCCGCCCTTCTGGATCACGTCGAAGTCGACCAACTCGGCGTCGAAGGTCTGCAGGCGGGGGAAGTAGCGATCGAGGAAGTGCGTGCCGGGGGCGTCGTATTCCTCCCACACGCCCATCATCTGGCGGGTGGTGAACAGGCTGTTTTTCATGGGGGTCTCCGGTCAGAGGGGGGCGCGCAGGAACAGCGGCGTGCCGAGGAAGGCCGCCGCGACGGTGTCCGCGTCGTGGCCGTCGCCGTAGACCAGCAGTTCGGGGTTGAAGCAGCCGGCGACGTAGACCGGCGCCCGGGCGGCTCCGTCCGTGGTGTCGACGGCGGCCAGCAGAATGGCGACGGGGGTTTCGGAGCCGTCGGCGGCCGTGGCGTCGGACAGGGTCAGTTCCCCCGTGGCCGTCACACGCCCCAGAACGGACAACGCCGCCAGCGTTTGGCCGGCGGCGATGGTGTGGGGTTCGGTGTGGCGCGGGAAGGAGCCGGTGAACAGCTCCTGGGGTGTGTAGGTCTCGGTCTGCAGCATGGTGGGGTTTCCCGATCAGCGGCGGCCACGCGGGCGCGTGCCGGTTTCCTTGGCGTAGGCGGACACCAGCGGGTTCGCGGCGGCCCCGGGGCCGCTTCGGGCGCTCGCCGGGCCGTCGCTGCCCACGTCGGGCGAGCCGAGGGCGGCCATGGCCTTGGACAGCGCGCCCGATCCATTGGTCTTGCGCGGCGTGCCCAGGGTGGACAGCACGGCCGCCGCCTGGGTGGCGGACAGGCCGGTGTTGAAGGCGAGTTCGCAGGCGGCGGCGACGTTGCCGGCGGCCTGCGGGCTGCCCAGGATGGCGGCACAGCGGGCCCGTTCCGCCGCTCGGCCGCGCGCGTAGGCGCTGGCGTTGGCGTTCGCCCCCTCGTCGGCGTCGTTCTCGTCCTCCGGGGCATCGTCGGCGGCGGTTTCGTCGTTCGCTTCGTCCGGATCGGCTTCGGACGTCTCTTCGGTGGTGTCGTCGGGGTCTTCGGCAGGGGAGTCTTCGGCAGCGCGCGGGCGGCGCGCGCCCATCAGATGGGCGAAGCTGAATCCGCTCATGGGTGTGTCTCCAGGTGCGAGAGAACGGCGGCAAAGGCCGCGTCGGGGGGCAGGACCGCGTCGGCCAGCCCCAGGCGCACCGCCTCGGCGGTGCCGGCGGGGCCGCGCAGGCAACGGGCCTCGGTCGCGAGGGCAGTCTGTTCGGTCAGGTTTGGACGGTTTTGGGCCACGCGGGCCGCGAACAGGGTGCGCAGGTCGTCGACGGCGGCCTGCCAGTCGGCGCGGACGGCCTCGGGCAACGGCTGATAGGGGTTGCCGTCGCCCTTGTGGGCGCCCGCGCCGATCAGGGTGGGGGTGATGCCGGCCTTTTCCAGCATGCCGGCGTAGTCGACGTGGAGGATGATGGCGCCGATCGACCCGACACCCCCGGTCTGCGGCACGGCGATGGACTCCGCCGCCGTGGCCAGGGCGTAGGCGGCGGAATAGGCCTCCTCCGACAGGATGGCGGCGACCGTTTTGCCGGTGGCGGCGCGCGCGGCGGTGATCCAATCGACCAGATCGAAGCAGCCGGCGACCTCTCCGCCGCCACTGTCGATGTCCAACACGATGGCGCGTACCTCGGGGTCGGCGAAGGCCTGGGCCAGTTGCGCGCGCAGGCCGTCATAGCCGGTGATGAAGCCGCAGCCGACCCAGCCCAGCTTGTGCACCAGCAGGCCGGAGACGGCGACCACCGCCACGCCCTCGACCACCGGATACAGGCGGCGGGCCCCGCCCGCGCTTGCCAGGGCAAGGGCGCCTTTGGGGGGCGACCCACCCAGGGCGTGCCAGCGCGCGGCCGCGTCGAGGGCGCAGGCCTCCCATCCCGGCGCCAGCAGCGCCGGGCCGTGCAGGCTCGGATACATGATGAGGAGTCCCTATTCGGTACGACGGGCCGGCGCGGTTTCGTCGGACGATCCGCCGTCCCGGTTTGGGACCACCAGCGCCTGGAAGTCTTTCGCAGCCGGATGCAGGACGCCCTCGGGCATGGCCCGCATTTCGATGCGCAGCTGTTCCAGCGTTTCCTGGTAGTCCTTGCCCTGTTCGGCGGCCTCGTCCTCCAGCGTGGACAAGCCCCCCGCGATGCCCAGCAAGGCACCCTGGCGCTCCTTGACCGGGTCGACCCAGCCCCTCGGCGGGCCGATCCAGCGGCACCGCGTATAGGCCGCTCGCGCCGCGTGGAAGTCGGGTGCCTCGTCGGGGAGTGCAACGATCTCCCGGTCGATGGCTTCTTCCAGCCACGCCGTGAACACCGGCTGGCAGAACCCCGCGGCGAACGCGGTGCGCCGGCTGACCATGGTCTTCCAGGTCTCCAACAACGCCGCCCGGGCGCTGCTGTAATTGGTCTGGGACCAGTCGGTGGACAGTTGCTCGTAGCTGAGTCCCGTGCCGGCGGCGATGTTGCGCAGGGCTTGGGCCTCGAACGCCGAGAACGCCTGATTGGGCCGGGTCGCGGTGTGGAAGCCGATGCGTTCCCCCGGGAACAGGGTCGGAATGCGCACCCCGCCCAGGGTCAGGCCCCGTTTGGCATGGAAGTCCGCCCGCTGGTCCTGATAGCCGACGAGCTTGCCGTCATCCAGGGCGTCCTCGAGCAGCGCGTGATCGAACGGGCTTTCAATGAACGCCGCGAGGATGGCGTTCAGCACCGCCGCCTGAAGCTCCACCTTGTCGTATTTGTCGAGCATCTTCAGCCGCTCCAGCACCGGCGTCAGACGCCCGACCCCGCGCGACTGTTCGTCCCGCTCCTTGTCGTAAAAATGCACCGTCACCGGGCGGCCCCAGGGGGTTTCGCGCGGGATGCGCTCCCAGGCGTAGGTGTTGCGGCCGCCCGCGAACCAGTCCCCCGGATGGCGCTTGCGGATGTGATAGGCGGTCGCCGCGCCCCAGCCGTCCAGTTCCACTCCGGCCCGCAGGGTCTCCGTGTCCATGGTGTCGTGCGGGTTCGAGAGCCGGTCGGGGTCGATCACCCGCACCGTGGTGGCGAAGCCCGCCCCATGGTCGCGCCACTGCAGCACCGCCAGCGCGTCGCCATCGATGACATAATGCCGGTAGGCCATGCCGAACAGGCCGCCCAGGGTGTAGTGCCGGGTGGCATCGCACCACCGGGCCGGATCGTCTGCCCATAGGCGGAACTGCGCCTCCACCTGATCAGACCACTCGGCCGCCCAGTCCGCCGAGAGGCCGAGGGCGCGATAGTCCGGCTTGCTGGACAGGCGCAGGCCGGCGCCGATCACGGTGTCGAGTTCTCGGCGCACTGCGCCCGATGCCCAGCCGTTGTTGCGCACCAGATCGCGAATGCGCGCGACGATGTCGACGCGCTCCGGCAGCAAGTCGGCGTCGGCGGAGCCGAGCGCCGGGGTCCAGCCGGCCAGGTCCTGACTGATCGGGTCCGCCGCCTGATAGGCCGTCACGGAGGCCTGGGCGCGCATGGGCGAGCCGTCGGCGTTGAGGATGGTCATCCGAACCTCACCCCGACCGCCCGGCGGCGGCCTATGCCCAACTGCGCCTTGATCTCCGCGATCCCGGCGTTGATCGCTGCCAGATCGCCCCGGCTGTAGCTAACCGACTTGCCGTCATGGCTCACCGAGGCCACGGCTTGGCCCGACATCAGCGCATACTTCGCGGTTTCCAGGGCGTCGAGACGCGCCCGGAGGGTTGCCCTGTCGGCCATGTCGGATGTCCTTACGCCAGCCGATCCGCCAGGGATCGGGGTTGTGTGCCGGGCGCCTTGGGCGCGGTCTTCGCTACCGGTGCGGTGTCGACCGCACCGCCGAACAGGTCGGCCTGCCCCTGGACGGCCTCGATGTCGCGGTCTGCGATCAGCTCTTCCCAGGCGGGGTCCGAGCGCACGAACACGCCCATCTTGAACGCGGCGGCATAACAGTAATTGGCGGTGTCCAAGGCCTCGTTGCGTTTGCCTGGCGGCAGGATCCACTGCCACGCGATGACGCCGTTGCGCCGGACCTCCTTGCGCACCTCTGCCGTCAGGCCCTCGAAGTACGCATCGCCCAATCCGCGCGCGAACCCGACATAGCCCAGGTCGAGCGGATCGGCCTTGCGCAGGGCCGCATACAGGCTGGCCTTCAGTCCCGAGACGCCCACGTTGTACCAGCGCCGCGAGGACTTCACGACCTTGCCCGCCGCGCTGCGTTCCCACTTCACCCGCTCCAGCGGCGGTACGTTGTCGCCACCCCGGCCGCGCACCAGGATCACCCGGCCCGACTTCAGCTTGCGATGCCACGCGTGGACGTCGTTGGTGTAGGCGTTGGCGTCCACCGCCATCATGTCGGTGGCGCGCGGATTGCCCCAGACGTCGTGATAGGGACGGTTCAACTGCTCGGTCAGGCGGCGTTGCCCCTCCGCGTCCGTGATCGGGCTGTCGATCACCACGTAATCGACCACATACCGGCGGAACTGGGGGCCCCAGGTCGCCACCTGGACCTCGATCCGGTCTTCCTGGCAGTCCACGCCCTGGGTCAGGATCGGATGACGCGGCGGGATGATGCCGCGCTGCAAGCCGGTCTCTTCCGCCCGATCGCGCAGGGTTTCCCATTCGGGCGCGGCCCCGAACACCATGTAGGGCAGCCCGAGCCAGTCATTGTAGAACACCTGTTCGGCGCGCGGGTCGCCCTTGGCACGCTCCCACGCCCGCCACAGATCCCGCCATCCCTTAATGGCCGTATAGGCGGCCCACAGGTCGAACGAGACGCAATAGGACGCCGCCGCCGGGTTCTCCGCCACCCACTTGGCCCCGCGCTTGGGGTCGATCATCAGGGGCAGGTGCCGCTCCTCCATGGTGCAGCCGCAGTGCAGGCAGGTGAAGTGCGGGTCCGCCCCGTCCGTGGTGGCGGCGACCATGTTGTCCCAGGTCAGAGGCTGCAGGCCGTCGCAGTGGGGACAGGCCACGTGATAGGTCTCGCGCGTGCCTTCCTTCCAGGCGTCCGAGATCCGGCACCCCGGCGACACCAGCGGCGTTGAGGTGCGAAAGATCTTGCCGCCGAACTTCAAGAAGCTGCTGGTGCGGCTGTCCGCCTGGGTCAGCGGATCGCCCGCGCCGTTGTCCTGCGGCCACTTCGAAATGTCGTCCTGCACCTGATAGGGATAGGACGCCATCGACAGGTCGTTCGGGCTTTCGGCCGCCGCGCATTGCAGCGTGCCGGCTTGGTCGATCCGCTCCCAGGCCATGGAGGAGTGCCCGACGCGGGCCCCCTCGGGCCGCATGGCGGCGTTCAGGCGCGTGCCCTTGACCATGGGGCGGAACTTGTAGCGCAGCCACTTCTTGGCGTTGCCCGCGTTGGGGTGGACGTACAGCATGTGGCAGGGTACCAGCTCGAGCACCGCCGCGATGGCGGTCTGCGCCAGCACCGTACCGCCGATCTGCGCCGACTTGCGCAGCACGATGAAGGGCGCCGGGTGATCCGGACTCAGCACCTCCAGGATGCGGCGGAAGAACGGGAACCGGTCCAGAGAGAACGGCCCGGGGAAGGGGCTTTCAGAGCCGAACTCGATGTTGTGTTCCGCCCAGGCCGGCAGGTCGATCGGCGGCGGCGGGGTCAGCACCGAGGCCAACGCCTCCAGTGCCACGCGCCGGGGATTGGCGAGCGGATGAAGCTCAACGCCCATGGTGTCGCGTCCTATTCGGGATCGCTGTCGCCTTCGTCGAGGAACGGCGGTTCCTCTTCCGCTTCGGCCCCCGCGCGTTCGGCCGCTTGGCGCCGATGGTCGCGGTAGCCGTCGCGCAGCACCACGCCCAGCGTCCTTTGATCCATGCCCAGGGCGGCCAGGACGCCGCGCACCGTGCCGGGCGTGGTGCCCAGGCGCTCGGCCAGGGTCTCCACGTCGTCCGGCACCAGCGCGGCCAACACGGCTTGGGGGGCCTCCACCTGAAGCCAAACCTCGGTGGCCTGGATCGTGCGATGCAGCACGGCCGCGAACTCGGCCCGGGCCTCCGCCGTCGGCAGCCAGGCGCCGTCGCGGGCCTTGGCCTCCGCGCGTTCGCGGATCAACGCCAGTTCCTCGCGCTCCGCCTTCGCGGCCGCGAGCCGTTCCTGGGCATCGCCGACAACACCCCGCGTCGGGCTCCGGATGGGCGCGGACGGAGCGAAGCCCCCGGTCTCCACCGGCCGGGCCTGCGCCATCTGCTGGCGCACGTCCAGCTTCATGCCCAACTGCCGCAGGGCCTCCGGCACCACCACCCGGGCCGACCGGCCGTCGCCGTCCAACGCCGCCCCGGACAGCTTGCCGTCCGCGATCCAATTGCTGATCGCCGACGGGGCCCGCCCGACCATGCGGGCGAACTCGCCCTTCGTGACCGTCTCAAGCATCACTTCACCCGAGTTCACGACAGGACGCCCCTGAATTCAGCCTTTTCAACCCCCGACCCACGCGCGAAGGGGCACGGTTCGAAATGCCCGCATCATGTTGGGCCGGGGAAGGACCCGTCGGTTAGCGTTTACGGGTCGCGTGCGCTTTGTGCAGTTCCTCGCGGAAGTGCTCGTCGAACTCATCCGCGACCGCTTGGTGGATGATGTCGGCGAAGGCAAAGCGCGGCCGGTATTCCGCGCGACGAATGAACACCAGCTTGGGGACCAATCGGCTCCGTTCCCGTTTCCAGACGCCGGCCGGTAAGTCGGGGCGATCCTCGGGTTGACCGACAACGTACCCACCGCGCCGGGTTCCCTGCGATCCCGCATCGGCCCGCAGGCGGTCCAGGATCGATTTGATCTGGCCGCGTCGGACGTTCCCGTGTGGGTCGAGCTTCATGCCCTTGCCCGGTACGGCCAGGGTGTCGTTCGGAACCCCGGCCACGAAGTGCAGGGCGCGTTCGAAGCGCTTTTCCCCGCGCGGCCCGCCCGCAATCTGGGGGGCGAGGTATTTGAATGCGGGCGTCCCCTTGGCGGCGGTGTCTTTGATGCCGACCGCCGCTTCGAGCTTCGTCTTGTTGGCGGCGCGGGCGAACAGGCTGTTGCGGGTGTACTTTGTGGGGCGGTCGAACACCCGGTTGATCTCGTCGCGCGCCCGGGCTTTGGCCGCGTAGGCCGTCCGGTTCAGCGCCTTCATCATGGCGAACGGCACCTGACGGTCGGAGAAATCCGCGATCTCGCGCTTCACCGCGTCCAGGTTTTCGATGAGGTCGATCTCGACGGGCATGGACGGCAGGCTCCCAACAAAAAACCCGCCACCGGGGTTCTCCGGGGCGGGTTTGTTCTGGACACACATCCTACGTTGAAAAGAGGTACCAAGCTTTTTCCCGAATCGTCAAGCCGGAAATTCAAGCCGCCTCCGACCACGGCTCTCTCGCGGCGAAAAAGCCTTTGATGTCATGATCTCGCAGGACATCGGGCAGGTAGGTGACCAGCCAGTCTAGTCCTACCCACCAGCGCACGTACATCAGACGGGCCGTTTCGATGTCCGCCCGCGTCGGCGAGTAGTCGACCGGGCAGTACAGTGGAACGCGGGCTTTGGCGTCGGCATAGACCATCACCGGACGGTCGTTCGCGCCATGCCGCCGGGCCACCGGGCGCGGGGTGATGCCGTCGAACGTCTCCGGCCGAGAACCGCGCAGGGCATGATGGATCACCGTCCCCGCCAACCGCGCGTCAGGATCGGCCGCGTCAAGTTCCCGCACCAGGGCATCGATCGCCAGGGCGTCCCGCGCTACCGGAGCCGCCGGAGCCATGTCCGCTCCCGCCCCGGCTCCGTCGACCAAACACCCTAACAGCCCAACCCGAACCACCGTTGCCGCGTTGGTGCCGATAGGGGCCGGGCCATGGTGCCGGTCCCGCCGGGCTTCGCTGGCCACGGCCTCATGCACCCGCTCGTCCCGATATGCCCAGGTCAACAGCGCTTCAACGTCCATTGAACGCCGAACGGAGAGTTCCGGAACGTTCTGGAGTGTTTGCGGGAGGGTTTGTGCGGTCATTTATACCGTCCTATCAATACGTTACTCAGTTCTCTGGAAGGTTGGAGGGTTATCCCCATAACTTCGTGTATGTGTAGGAGCGCACACATAGGGGACTTTTGGGAAAACCTTCCCGACCTTCCATCCCTCCGAACCCCCTGGAGGCATTGGGCTTTTCTTGCGGAACGTTGCGGAGGGTTGCGGCAACCTTCCAGGTCGGCGTGTGTTTTGGGTCATTCGCACGCTTCTGCGCACAGGCAGATGCCCAGATAGAACACCCGGCCGTACTTTTCTTTCGGGACACCCAGATCACCAAGGCGCCGCCCAAAGGCGGTTTGGCTTAGCGCCGGCATCACTTCGGCCCGCACACACCAATCACAATACGCACCGTAAAGGCGCGCGCCATCAACCCGACCATTTGGCTCAGATACTGTGCATGCGTCGAGAAACGCCCGAACCTCGCCAGCATCATTGTCGGTACGGAAGCGCTTTGGTCCGTTCGCCAAGGGTGGCGGTTTCCCAAGAGACGCCTTTATTTCCGCAACTTCGCGCTCCAGGTCCGCAATACGGGCCTCAAGCGCAGAAATCCGCTTCATATCCTTCATTTTGGTCTCCCTCCCTCAAAAATCGCCGTATCCGGCGGCGGCATCGGCGAGCAAATCGCCGTCCAGGATCTCGACGTTCCAGTGGATGGTGCCGATCTTGTCTTTGTCGATCCCCATATCCCGCAGGCCGCGCCCGAACGCGGTTTGCGACAGCGGATCGACGGCGGCCATGCGGCACCACGCGGAATAGGCCTTGTAGAGCCGGGCGGCCTGGGTCCAGCCGGACCCGACGCGGCAACTGCCCTCCAGGAATTGCCCGAGCGGGTTGCTATCCTGGCGGTACTCCTGGGTCAGGGCGCGCACACAGTCGGGCGTGGCGAGCCCATTGCGCCCCCACTCCCGATACCCCTCCAGCAGCCAGTTGAGCACCCCGGGCAACTCGCCCCGTAGAGCGTCCATCAACCCCTTATCCTTCAGCGGGGCATCCGGGTACTTGTCGCGCTCCCATGGGTCGACGAACGTGCGCACCCAGCCGACCAGATCGATCCGGCGCCAGATGCCGTGATCCTGACCGCGCACCTTCGGCTTCTTGTTGAAGCTGGCCCAGAGCTTGAAGCTCGGCCGGAACTCGACCTGGGAGCCGTACAGCGCCCGGGCCTGCATCTTGTCGGTGCCGGTCACACGCTTGACCATGGCCTCGGAGAACGTCGCCGAGCCCTCCGGTTCGCTGATCCGGGCCAACCGCCGTCCGGGCAGGCGGATCAGGTCCGGCGTGGCCTGTCCACCGGTGCGGTGATCGTCGGTCAGGAAGGTCTCGAACGGGACCGCGACGGCATAACTGCCCATGACTTCGGATAGAAGCTCCATGAACAGGCTCTTGCCGTTCGAGCCCTCACCGTATTGCAGGAACACCTTTTCCTCGCGCGTCCAGCCGGTCAGGGTGTAGCCGGCGGCGCGCTGGATATAGAGCCGCTGTTCCTCGTCCGGGTGCGTTTCCGCCACGAAGCGGCGCCAGCGGTGGGCCGTCGCCTCGGGGTTGTATTCCACCGGCGACAGGCGCGTCAGATAGTCCTCCGGCCGGTGTTCGCGGCAGGTCCACACGCCCTCCGGAAGAGTGTCGCCGACGTCGGCGGTCGAGAGTTCCAGCGTGCCGTTGGCCACGTTGAACAGATCCGGCCGGGCGTCGAGGCGGTCCACGGAGACGGACAAATGGGGCGCGGCGGCGTCCAGCATGGCCTTGGTGCGCGGCCACATGCCGGAGGCCACGGACCACGCCATACGGCTGGAGACGCGCTTTTCGAACGCCTTGTCGTCCTCGCCCAGCTGCGGCCCGGCTTCTTCGAACCGGCGGGCTTCCTTGCGGATCAGGGCGGCGACACGCTGCGCCCAGGTGGTGGCCAAACGGTCGCCGTCCGTGGCGCTCCAGTGCGTGCCCACCCAGGCCAGCCAGCCCAGGCCCTCGACCCAGATCAGCCGGTGCCCGAAGCGCAGCTTGAGCCGCGCGGCGTTGCCGGTGTCGTTCTGCGGCAGCCGGGAGCAGCGATGCAGCAGGTCGTTCCCGCCGCCGGTCTGGGCGTCCGACTGGTAGTCGCTGAAGTCCACCACTTCGGCCGCCGCCGCTGCGTCGCGGATTTTTTGCTCCGCGCTCGATGCGTTGGGGGCCTCGGCGGCGACGGCGTCCGCAGTCCTGGGCGGCGCTGGCGTTCGATCAGGCGTTGCCATGGCGCGGGGCCCTTTCCTCGGTGATCAGGCGCACCCGGTAATAGATCCGACCTTCCTTTTCCTTCGGGATGCCACGCGCGGTTAGAACCCGTCCGAACCGGGCGCGAGTGGCCGGCGTGCCGCCGATCTGCGGCCTGTGCCAAGCTGCATAGGCCGCGTACAGAACATCAGCCTGGGTGCGCGCGCCGGCGTCCTGCGTCGTGCGGGCGGCCAGGAAGGCGCCCACGCCCCAAGCGTCGCCGTCGCCGTCGCCGTCGCCGTCGGCGGTTGCGGCCCTTTCCGCATCCACGCGGGCCTGAATGGTGGCCATCCAGGACTGTCGGGTGCCGACACCGGTTTCCTCGACCTTGGCGTCAGCCACCAATTCCAGGGTGCGGCGGCGGATGAAGGCCCGCGTGTCATCGTCAAGCCCCGGCGGCCCGGACAGGCGCGGCAGGGTTTTTGATGTGCGGGCGGGGGAAGTTGGCGCGGGTGATGTTGGGGTGGACGAGGCAGGGGCGAGTAGGGGCGCCGTGCGGGTGGGCGACGGCGGCGATGCCGGACGCTGGGGGCGCGTGGCGGCGTCCGACCGGCTGCTCAGACGTTCGATGATGGTCAGGAAGCGGTCTTCGCGCTGTTCCAGCCGCGCCACGCGAGCGCGCAGGTCGGCGGAGGGGGCGTCAACGGCGCCCCGGCGCCACGCCATGAACACGGCGATCACCTCGCGGCGGACCCGCGCGGCCTGGGGTGTGCGCGACAGCATGCACACCAGGAGTGTCTGGCCTTCGTTGAGCCAAAATTCTTCTGTGGGCCGGCCGCCCTTGACAGAGGTTTGCCGTGCCGTACGGCGAACCTCTCCATAGGTCTCCAGTTCTTCGCGGTTCCGTTCGATCAATTCGCGGATGACGCGTGGGCGTTCAAAGCCCAGGCGTTCAGCTACCCTGACGTCTAGGATGCACGGGTCGCCGGCATTTGTGTTGAGATCGGACAGGGAAAGGGGGGTTTGGGCAGACTCCGCCCGTGCGCCAGTCAGAGCCATGGCGATGCTCCTGTTGCCTGAATGGCCGGAGCCTCGCCACTTGTCACGGCACCGAGACCCCGGGGGTTGACAACTCGGCAACAGTCGAGCCCGCACGCCTTTAGGCTTGCGCCCTGGACATACGCGTACGGCCCCCGGAGATTGGGCATAGAAAACCCGCCTGCGGGGCGGGATCCGCTGTTGCTCGGAGTTGTCACGCTCCAACAACCACGGTACGCCGCGCCGCTGTGCACGGTCAAGGGCGGAAACCCGTCGTGTTGTGTCGAACAAAAAAGTTCGTCTCGATCCTTGAAAGACGAACAAAAAAGTTCGAATCTGTAGATGTCAACACGGAGGGGGCGATGACCGGCAACGAACTCCTGAAGCGGCTGAACAAATACGCCAAGGCCCGGGGCCTTGAGGTCCGGTTTATGGCGCGGCGCGGCAAGGGGTCCCACGGCACCGTGTACCTTGGCACCGAGACTCGCCGAACCACCGTGAAGGACCGTAAAAAGGAAATCGGCGGCGGCCTGCCGAAGAGTATGCTGGCCGATCTGGGCATCAACCCCGAAGACTTTTGACCCGGAGGACGAACGATGCGCTATGCTTATCCCGTTGATCTGGAAACGGACGAAGACGGGCGCGTGTTTGCGCGGGTGGCCGATCTGATCGGCTGCGTGACCGACGGTGCCGACCGGGCGGAAGCCCTGACGGAAGCGGCGGATGCCCTTGAGGCGGCCTTGGGCGCCGCCATGACCGGTAAGGAGGACATCCCGGCTCCCAGCCCGGCTCGGGGTCGCCCGGTGGTCGTTCCGGGTGCGGTAATGTCCGCCAAGGTGGCCCTGTATCAGGCCATGCGGGCGGCGGGACTGTCCAACACCGACCTTGCCGCGCGCATGGGGCTGGCTGAGACTGAGGTACGGCGCATGCTGGACCCGGATCGCGTCACCAAGATCGGCCGCCTGGAAGAGGCGTTGGCCGTGCTGGGACAGCGGGTGGTGGTGGCTGTCGAGGCGGCTTGACGTCGGCGCGGACGGTCTCATGCGGCCCCCCTGGTCAAAACGTCGTTCCAGTCCATGCCGGATGGAGCCTTCGCGACGGCCAGGGCCACCCCGGCTTGTCCGAAACGCACCGCGCCCCGGCGGATGATGGCGTCAGCGGCGGCGGGGTCTTTGCCGTCGCCGTCCGCGAACCACGTCACCCGGCGCACGCCTGGCGGCGGTATCCAGCCCGGCCGGGCCGGGTCGGGCGCAATGGAGGGCAAAAACTTGCCGCGCCGATCCGGGTGGGGCCGCCCCTGTCCCAATCCGCCGCCCGCCAGATTGCCCAGGCTGTACAGCGCCCAAACCGGCAGGCCGTCGGCCCCGAGCGACTGGATCACGCTGGCGGCGGTCTCGATGCCCTCGGCGGTACCCAGGACCTCGGCGCCCTCGGGCAGCGGGATTAGGCGGATGGCGCCACCGCCGGCCGCGCCCTTGACCTTCTTGACCTTCAGGCGGGCGCCATCCGTGGGGGCAACGATCAGGCGCTTGTTCGATCCGTCGTCCGCCAGCCATGTCTGGTGCAGCGCCTTGAACCGCCCATTCGGCCCCACGATGGCCCCCAACAGGGCCGGCCACTCGCCCAGCTTCTGGGGGTGCGCGGGCGGCTCGCCCCGATCACGCGGCGGCGTCCACCAGTAGGGAACGGCTGGGTGAAACCGCAGGCCCTGCAGGCGAGCGGTCGTCTCCGGGTGAATGCCGCGCGCGGCGAGGTAGGTTTCTGCCAGGGTACCCGGCAGCGTCACGCCCTCCTGCCAGACCGCGAAGGCCCGCGCGCGGGTGCGTTCGGCATCGTCCCTGGCGGCCATCTGCGGCGGCGGGGGCAGCGGCTTCGGCGGGGCGGAGGTCCTGCGGCGGGCGGGGCCGTCGCGACCCGGCATCTCCATGCCTGCGCGGGCGGCCAGATCCTCGACCGCCTCCAGGAACGACCAGCCCCGCGCCTCCATCAGATAGCCGATGGCGTCGCCGTGCCAGGAACAGCCGAAGCAGTGGGCGAACCCCTTGTCGGGCACCACGGTGAAGGACGGCGTGCGCTCGGTGTGGAACGGGCACAACCCCTCGAACTCGCGGCGGCCCGCGCGGGTCAGGCGCACGTCCTGGCCGATCACCGCTGAAAGGTCGGTGCGGGCCAGGACCTCGGCCACGAAGGCATCGGGAAGGCGGGCGTCATGCATGGGCCGCCCTCCTCGAAACTGTGGCCGTGTGCTCGCGCCAATGCTCGGTGCACCACCATGTTCCCAAGGCGCGGGCATCGCCCTTGCGCAGGAAGTGCAGCAGGTGAACGCCTTCACCCCGGACGGCGGGGCGGCGACAGCCGGGCACGGCGCACGGCGTGACGAGATGCCCGCTGGGGTCGGTGTGCGGGCGCGGGTTTGCGGCGGAGAAGAGGTCGCTCATCCCCTCAGCACTCCCGGGTTCGAGTGCGGATGACACGTACGGTTTGGCCGTTGCGGGCGCGCAGCAGCGGGTCGGCGTCCGCGCCGTTGGTGATTACCGGCAACAACGCTGCGCCGGCCGACAGAGCCAGCATCAGAAGCGTCGGCGCCACCATGCGACGTGCGCGGCGTGTCGTGCGCTTCGTGCCGCTGGGTCAAGACGGAGGTGGTGCCTGTTGATGTTGCCTCTCGCCTTTTGATGCGAAAAGGTAGCGCCGCCCTCGCCATTTTGGCATGGTGCGCACCATCTTTCGGTGCAACATGGTCTCTGCTCTCTAGGGACACTTTTCGCGCGAGGAGAAGTTTATGCGTAGGCGCAGCATTGCCTTTTTGTGTTTGATCGCCCTGGCCGGCTGCAAGACCGGCTATGACGCAGACCTGTACGTCTCTGATGTGACGACGGCCCTGGAGGGGGACCGCCCCATCGCCATCCCGGCCACAGTCTGGGTGGAGATGCCCTCCCAGAAGACCTGCCTGGAAAAGGCGCAGGAGATGATAGGGGTCTTTCAGGCCGCGTTCGTGAATCCGCGCGATCCTGAATGTAAGGACATGGGCATGAACGCCCGGCTGTCCGTCACCGTAGACATGGATGTGCTGTCCCCCACGCGGGGGCATAGCGACGGCGCGGTGGTCCTGGGAGCACGGCCGCTCGACGACGGCAGCATTGAGGTGCTGACAGGCGCCTCGTCCAAAAAACTGCAAGCACTCCAGGACGCGATAACGCGCGCCAACATTCCCGCCAGCATCGATTTCCGAGACGCGACCATGACCGTAACCGTTCGTCACGACGGACGCGATGACGCCACGATCCTGGCGGGGCCCGCCTTCATTGACGGCAATCCGGTCGTCGAGCCGACCGAAGTCGCTGTTACCCGGCGCGACCCGGTCACCATCAGGCTGTCCGACGTCGCCGTCGCAGCCGCCACGCAAACATCTCTGGTCCGGGTCTTTACACTGCCTGCACCGCCGACCGAATAGCTGCATCATGCGACACCTCGGATAACATCGTTCCAGTCGTGCGGTTCGGCGCACTGGGCCATCCTTCAGCACTCCCGGGTTTGAGTGCGGACCACCCGAACCGTGCGGCCGTTGCGGGCGCGTAGCAGGGGATCCCCATCTTCCCCATGGGTCAGCAACGGCAGCAGGGCGGCGCCGGCGGAGACTGCCAGCATCAGGAGCGCCGGTGCCACCAGACCGCGCGAGCGGCGTGATGCTCTGCCTGTCGTAGGTGCCGAGACGCCAGCCGCTGGGCCAGTGCTCGCATCAGGGCCCGTCGGACCCAAGACCAGAGAGTCATATCCCGCCTCTCGCACGTCCTCTCGTAGGGTTTCGATCTGCAGGGCCAGGGCCCCGAGGCGCTGGTCGAAATTCGGCTCGCCGATGACGGGGCCATAGATCACGTCCAACACCTCCCGCCCCAGGGCGCCAGCCAGCCGGGCCATGCCGTCCGGTTGCGGGGTGGCGCGGCCTTCGCGCCAGCTTTCGGCCGTTTTGGGGGCAACGCCGCACATGCGGGCCAGTGTTTTCGCGTCGTACAGGCGGCATACACCCTGGATACGCTCTCGTACGGCGGCCACGGCAGCCTCGGCATCGTCGCCGAACTGGGGTGCAAGGGAGGCGGTACAGGTCATTGGGCACACTCCCATGGTGTCGCACGTCGGCTCCGGCCATGCTGGCTGACACCGGATCCGTTCAATGAAAGGGAAGGCGCCATGCCCACCCGACCACCGCCCGTGATTCCGCCTGCGCCCAGCCTGGACGCCCAGTTGGCGGCCCAACCGCCCGCTGGCACGAAGACCGGCGACTCGGCCACGGATGCGGCCCTTGCCCGGCGGCGGGACGATATCGAGGGGACGTTGGCGCTGGTTGCTTCAGGACGCATCGACAGCGCTGTCCCTGCGGGAGGCGGGGCCGTACAGGTCGGGGCGCAGGGCGGATGCGGGAATGCGGCCGTCGGTGGCGCGGGAGATTCTGACGGCGATTTCGGCCGGACACCGCCCGCGTAGAATCCATTCAGAGACCGTCGACTGTGCGCGGTCGACAGCCTGGCCCAGCGCAGCCTGGGACCCGCATAGGGTGGCGGCGGCGCGCAACGCCTGTTGAGGGGTAGAGAGATCCATGCTGCGATCCTCGAATATCGATTTTGGTGATGCTCACTATATCAGTTTATTTCACACGATGCCAATCGATAAATCCGTTAAGCTGCCGGGCATGGTCGATACACATCCGGACGAACCTGCCGCTCCCTCCCTGTCGTCTCTGGGCGCTCGCGTGAAAGCACGGCGCGAAGAGTTGGGGATTAGTCAGGTAGAATTGGGGGAGATGACCGGGTATTCGCAGAGCAGTATTGCCGAGGTCGAGCGCGGCGGATCGAAGCAGCCTCGGCGGATCTCGCAACTCGCCGCCGCGCTGCAGACGACTCCGGCCTGGCTGCGCGGCGATGATGCTGCCGCATCTGCGCCACTACGCTTGCCGTCCGGTATGATGGATAAGGATCTGTTTCGCGCCGCTGTGCGCGAGGCGGCCCGATTCTTGCGCGCCGCCGATTTACCGCCGGACATCCTGGCGGAGACCCTTATTCGCTTACATGACGATCTGGCTCGCCAGCAAGAGCGCCCGCCCGAGGACGCCGGCGCGGGCGGAGACGGCGCCTAGCGCGAAGCTGGCTCCGAAGAATACGCACATCAAGCCGGTTTGGCGGATCAGGCGGCGGTGTCGGTACGGTCGCGTCAATTCTCGCGCTCGCTGCCGTACACGGGCGCGCATCATGTCATCCACCTGCATTTTCCCACCCCTCCTCGTCGGCGGTCACACAATAGGAACATAGCAAGAACCTTCGCGCCACTGCAATCCCGATCGGGCGATATAATCAATTTTTCTGGTGGACGAATATCGATAACAACGATATTGTATTGAAGCTCACATTACGAGGGAGCTTCAATCATGTGCGACGTACAGTCCGATCGAGTATCCAAGCGACCCGTTCCATCCGACCTCCTTACCTCCGACGACGCCCTTGCGGTTCTGACCGCGTGGCACGCCCTGTCCGCCCGGCAGCGCGAGCGTATGCTGATCATCATGCGCGATACCGCGCGGTTGCAGGCCGCCGCTGATCAGGCGGAGGGCTGAGTCATGGTCCCCAGTTGTCTCCCCTTGTACGCCAACCGCATTGAGGCCCTTCACCGCGAGCGGTTGGGGCTCCAGGCCGCAGCCAACGATGTCCGCGCCGAGGTGAAAGCGGGCGCGACACCGCCCGACCAAGCCGCGCCACGCTTGGCGCGCATCAACGCCGAAATCGCCAATGTGCGGGCGGATATCGCCACCACAGAGGCTCAGGCCGTCGCCAAGGGGTTCTCGACGACCTATTTGCGCGCGGCCCTGCGGCTGCGTCGCATGACCCCGGACGAGCGGGACCATCACGACGCGCTGATGGCCATGTATCGCGAGGACCTGGGCATTCCGGTGCGCGCGCCGGCCGGGGGTGACCGCCGATGCTTACCGTGATCCACGAGTTCGCGGTCGCGCTGCTTGGCTTCGTCACCCTGTTTGCGGTGTTCGGGTTTCTCCACTTGGTCATGGCCCCCGAAACCGCCTCGGACATCGTGGCGTTCGGCCTTGTCGGTATGGCCGCGACCGGCGCGCCCTGAGCGAACAGCCGGACGCGTAAGGCTGACAGCGGCGGGGCCTATCGGCACCGCCGCGCCGTCTCCGGGAGCTATTTCATGACCTGTCTTCTTCGGTCGTCAGACACTACCTCGCGCCGCGCTGGCGATTGGCTACAGATGGCCAGCGGGCGGCGCTGGTTTCCCCTGAGCCCCCGCGTCGAGGACGTGTGCTGGCGCGATATCGCCGACGGCCTGGGCAAGATTGCCCGGTTCGGCGGGGCCACCCAGGCCGCGCCCTACAGCGTGGCGCAGCACTGTTGCCATGTGGCGAGCCTGCTACCCCCGGACCTGCGCCTCTACGGCTTAGTGCACGATGCCCATGAGGCCCTGATGGGCGTGGATTGGCCCGCGCCCCTGAAGCGCTGCGCCCCCGATGCGGTGCGCGGGTGGCTGGCGTATCTCACGGACGCCACGGATGCGGTGGTCTGGACCGCCGCCGGAATGCCGGTGCCCCCGCCGGCCGCCCGGCGAGCGGTGCATCACGCGGACATGGTCGCGTTGTCAACGGAACGCCGCGATCTGCTCGCCCCAAGCGAGGCCCCGTGGGATCTGGGCTTGCCCGCTCCCGACACCACCACCGTGTTGCGGCCCGAGCCCTGGCATCAAGCCGCCGATCGGTGGCTCGCCACCCTGCGGACCTTGCTCCCGGCCGACGCGCCAGTGAGTGTGTGAGGACCACTATGACACGTTCCGCCCGCGATCTGTCTCGCTTGCCCGGCTGGCCCCGTTTGCTGGCGGTCGAGGAGGCTGCCGCATACCTGTCGGTCAGTCCGAACACCCTGCGCTCGCATGTGCCCGTCCCGCCCGTCCGAATCGGCGGGTGCGTGCGGTACGATCGCACGAAGCTGGACGCCTATCTTGATGGCTCCACGCCAAACACGGATCCGGCCAATTGGGCCGATGAGCTGTTCGCCTAATCCGATGCCCGTGTACCGAATCAAAGGCATCAAGCGGGTCCGGAATCGGAAGACCGGCGCCGTCTACCTGTATCATCGCGGTACGGGAAAGCGCCTGCGGGAGCGGGAAGGAACGGCCGCGTTCATCGCCGAAGTCGCTGCGCTGGATGCCGAGGCGGCGGATAAGGGCGCGGAGCCGCGCGCCGAGAAAGGCACCTGGGGCTGGTTGCGTGAACTCTACCTTATGAGCCCCAAGTACGCCGCCCTTGCTCCGCGCACGCGGCAAAGCTATCGGGCCATCCTGGACTATCTGGCGGAACCGAATCCGGAACGTCCGGGCAAGGGCATGAACACGATCCCCCTCGATCTGATCGACAGCCCGTCCCTCATGCGGTTGCGCGACGCCACGCACGAACGCCACGGCTGGCGGCAGGCGAATCTGGTGCTCGCCGTCATTTCCTTGGTGTGGAATTGGGGGCGTCCCTATGGCCACGTTCCAGGCCTGACCCCGGCCGAGAAGATCCCCCGCATTCCCCGCCCGCGTGACAAGCCGGCGGCAAACAGACCGTGGACCGAGGAAGAACTGGCCACCGTGCTCGCGGCGGCGCCTGCCGGCATTCGCGAGGCGGTCGCTCTTGGGGCCTACACCGGCTTGCGACAGGGCGATGTGCTGGCGCTGCCGTGGTCAGCGATCGATGACGGCTGGATCCGTTGGCGTCAGAGCAAGACGGGCGACGAGGTTTGGATCCCCGTCCACCGGGATCTTGCCGGCATCCTTGAGGCAACCGAACGGCGCGCCGAAACCATCGTCGCCGGCCTCCGGGATCGGAAGCCGTACACAAGCCATGGGTTCAAGGCGATGTTCTTCCGCCTCACCCGGCGGTTGGAGGCCGAGGGCGCAATCGGCCCTCGCCTGACGTTCCACGGGCTGCGCCACACCGTGGCCACCCGGCTCGCCGATGCCGGCGCCGACGATCGGACCATTGCCGCCATCACCGGGCACCGCCAACTGGTCATGGTGCAACGCTACACACAAACGGCCGACCGGAAGCGTCGGGCTGAGGCCGGCATGGCTTTGTTGGAGAGGCGGGCACCGCCCGAAAAGCCCTGA